ATGAGATTAGCTGAAAAACTGAAAGAAAAGCGTACCACACCTTATCAGGAAGTGGCCGAAAAATTTGGTGTAACCGCACAATATGTGGGGAAAATAGCCCGCGGACAAAGAGTTCCGAAGCGGAATAGCGGGAAAGCGATGAAGGTGCTTTGCGAACTTGAAAAGATGTGCAACGAAGCGAATAAAAACTGAAAGTATGAAAACAGCAAGAAGAATAGAAGTAATTGCAGCGGTAGTCGGAATGATTACCGGGATTGCACTGGTAGATGGTGAACCAACACGCAGGGAGATGATAGGCGGTGCGGTATTGATATTTGTGGTGGTGGCCAATTTGCTGGTTAATGTCTATAGGGATGAGTTCAAAGAAAAAAATGCTTAGAAACCATATTCGGAGGGATAAATCATGGAATCAAGATTTAACGGTCATAAAGCAAACCTGCGTGCTTATCTGCGGAAAAGAGGTGCAGAGATAGACGTGAAAAACAAAACGGTGAAAGTTGATATGGAAGCGTTGAATAAGAAAGAGCAGGAGAAACTGAAAGAATTAGAACGGTGGGGATATAAAGTAAATGAGCAGCAAACTTATTTTTCTACTCAGTCCTCCCTTCGGGATTATGAGATGCTTGAGACAGAAGATAATTCATTTATCGCATTTGCTGATGAGATAATGGCAATGTATTATTAAGAGAATAGTTAGGGTTAGTTTTTTTGAGAGGTCGCTACAACTGAGTAGCAAACTCTTTCGGTTTGGGAAAATAGAAAGAGATTCCTTTTAAACGTAGATACGTTTCGGCTCGGAGTTAGACCGGGAAAGGAGCTAATAATAAGATAAATCATTATGCCGCAGTATAGGAACATACCATTTAATAGTACTTGTTATTCGGAGGTGGCGAACCCCGGAGAACAGGTGCTTTGTGTGTCGGTGCCTGAACTTGTGGAAAGTGGAGTATCTGAAAGCTATTTGAAAAGGGCTTTATCAGGTCAACGGACTGGCGAAATGTTTTGTTGGCCACACCATAAAGAAGGGCGCGAAGTATTTGTGCATTTTGACGGAATGGCGGAGAAATACAGGGAGCTGGTGAATAGGGTGATTTGTGGAGGGGTTGACGCAGCTTTGTGGGTGGAAAACCGGGCGGCGGAGGAATTAAACCGGAAGCTGGAGGGGGTGAAGAAGGGATTGAGGATGATGGTTGAGGTGAGTGCGGGAGATTTGACGCGGTTGAGTGATATGCAACTCTTTGTTCCGGCGGATGTGCAACGGATTGCACGGGCGGCAGGATGGCTGAGACTTTGGAGGTGGATGGATGTGAAGACGGCACGGAAATATGGGTTTACTTCTATCCGGGAAGTGCAGGCAGAGATGTTTAAACAGTGTTTAAATGAACAGATGAAGGGGTTTGTAAAGTTTCCGAAAGCGATAAATAATGAGCGGGTGCTGGACAGGAAGGCACGGGAATATGCTGCGGAAGGACTGGATTGTCTGGTGGCGGGATATTTCGGAAATGTGAACCGGGAGAAGATGAACGGGCAGACGCATGCGATATTGATGCAGTTGGCAGGGGAACAGGTGAAGTATAGCTTTGAGGATATAGGGCTGATGTATAATGAGCAGGCGCCGGGGCTGGGACTTCCGAAGATGACGGTATCGGCAATTAAACAGCATTTAAACATGCCTAAGCATAAAAAGGTGTGGTATTATATGAGACACGGGAAACTGGTGGGTGATGCGGATATGCAGCCGATGATTGACCGTGAACCGATAAGCAAGCCGGATATGCTTTGGTCGCTGGATGGTACAACGATGCAGTTGTATTATAAGAAGCGGGTGAAGGATAGCCGGGGGAATGAGAAGTGGAAGGTTATGAGCGATTTGTATGCGTATTTCGTGACGGATGCGTGTACGGGGGCGATTATAGGATATAGCGTGGCTTTCAGTGAGAGCAGTGGGATGGTGATAGAGGCTTTGCAGAACACAGTGGATAAGTGGGGGTACAAGCCTTATCAGATGAATTATGATAACAGTTCGGCGAATATATCGGCAACGGTGAAGGCGTTGATAAATAATATGAGCCATGTAAACTTTCCTTGTACCCCCTACTCTGGACGGAGTAAGAGTGTGGAGCTTGTAATCGGGCATTTCCAACAAAGGGAACTGAGAAAGCTGAAGAACTTTAAAGGGGGAAACGTGACGGTGAAGAGTCCGAATAGCGTGGCGAATCCGGAATTGCTGAAAGAGCTGGCTAAAGACTTGGATTTTACGGATAAGCTGCCGACGGAGGAACAGGTGATGGCGGAGTTTGCTCAGGCTGTGGAGGCTTGGAACGGTCGCGGTGAGGCGCGTGATGCTTATGGTGCGTTTATCGGGAAATCGAAGATTGAACGGTATGCGGAAGAACGTGAGGGACGGGTGAAGATGAATTATTTTGAAAAGCTGAGCCTGTTCATGGTGGAACTGAAGAACCAACAGCATCCGTTCGGTGAATATGAGTACAGACAGAAGGGTATTGAGGTGGCTATACGCGGAGAGAAGATGAAGTTTATTGTGCCGGATAATGCAAGCAGTGCGATGGACTTTGAATTCAGCCGGGAACATTTGGGACATACATTCAAGGTGTTTGTGAACCTGCGGGCGGACAGGCCGGAATGGGTGGAACTGCGTGACCGGAACGGGAAGAAGGTGGCGGATGCGTACGAAAAGGAAAAGCTGGCGGCTTGTGTGGCTGACATGAAGAATAAGCCCGGAGAAATGGGTAAGATTCAATTGTTCAACATCATGCAGAAGCATTGTTACGAGGATGCGAAGACGGAGATGGAACGGCAACGGGAGATTGCAGAGCAAACCGGATTCAGGGCTACAGGAACAGACGGGTTTGGCTTTGGCTGGTGGGACACTCCGAAAGCGGTGGTAAACGCACAAAACAATGCTGTGGAGGACAGACGAAACGGTTTTGTGGAGAAAAGCCGGGAAGAGATGGAGATGGAGGCGTTGTTGAATAGCTGACGGATGTTTAAATAGTGTTTAAGTTATTGATTTTAATACATATATAAAATGGAAATTACAAACAGGATTAAAGACAAGGTGACGGATTGCCTGTTCTTTGAATTGAAGGAAAGAAAGGTGTCACAGGCGGAGTTTGCAAGAATCATTGCTTTGCGCCACGGGATTAAGTTTGATAAGTCGGTGTTGTCTCAGATAAAGTGCGTGAGAGATCGGAACTATTCGGTGATAAAGGATGCTTCGTGGCTGGTGCTGGCGAGACATTATCGCTGCATGGATGACAATGTGTGGGAAACGGTGGACACAAAGGCGTTTATCACGGTACAGACGCATCTGGAAAAATGCCAGGAGCATGGGGTGTGGCAGGTGCTTTGTGACCGGGCGGGAATCGGGAAGAGTTATGCGGCAAAGGAGTATGCATGTGGGCATAGCAATGTGATATACGTGGACTGTTCGGACTATCCGGGAAAGGGGGACTTCGTGAGGTTTCTGGCGGGGCAATTCGGGTTGCAGAATACGGGAGGCATAGACAGGCTGTGGAGGGATGTGACGAATGAGTTGCTGTTGCTATATAAGCCGTTGCTGATACTGGATGAGTTCGGGGATTGCGCGGAGGCGGTGATTACGCTGATGAAGGGGCTGTATAATAAGGCGAATCTGGGGAGCCAGATGGCTTTGGGGTGCTACTTTATCGGGGCGGATAATTTGCAAAAGAGGCTGGAAGATGGCAGGCGGGTGAGCAAACGGAGTTATGCGGAGTTCTGGAGTAGGTTTAACGGGCGGATTACGACGCTGAATTATGGTAAGAAACAGGATGTGTTCGGGAGTGAACTGCGGAGGGAGATTGAGGCGATTGTGGATGCTAACCTGCCGGAGGAACTGGCGGACAGGCGGGAGGAAATTATAGAGAAGAGCTTTACTACGAATGGGGTGCGGGCTATCAGGAATGAGATTGTGATTCAGAAGATGCTGCTGGAGAAAAGGCGGCAAGCTGAAAAGAAATAAGGGAGGATAAGCTTATGAGTAAGTTCGGACTTTTTTATGAGTTGCTGGGCAGGATGCCGGGGGCGACGAAGGAAGAGATTGTATGCCAGTATTCGGGCGGGACGTCTTTGAATGAACTGTATGAGAGGGCGCCAAAGACGTACAGGAAGATGATTGAGGACATGAAGCGGATGACGAAAAGTGAGGGGGAGGATGAGAAGATGGACAGGCTGAGGAAGCGGGTGATTGCGAGTGTGGCGGGGTACTTTGAAAAGGCGGGGATTTATGAGGGGATGACACGGAGGGAACGGTTGCAGAAGATAATTGCAACGGCTTGCCGAGCTGTGGGGATTGATGATTTGAATGAGATGACGGAGGCGCAGATGAAGCGAGTGTACAATGAGTTCCTGCGGAGGCAAAAGACGGCGGAAAAGGCTGGAAAAGCGTGTGAGGAGGCGAAGGTGGAGACGGGCAAGGTGATACGGCGGGGATGCCTGAGCGTGAATTTGCGGGGGTGATGCCATTGAATGACCGTGTGAGAGCGGAGCAACTATCCGGGGCGGTGCCGGAAATGGCTCTATTTATAGAAAAAGAAGATTATGGCAAAAGGATATAACAGAAGGAACTTCCTGTTGAGGGTGAAAGATATACAGGATATTTATTTGCAACACCATGCACGGGGATGCACGGATAAGTTTATCTATCAGAACCATATCTACCCTACTTATAAGATTGGGAGGACTACTTTTTATAACTATCTGGCTACGCCTGCGGTGAAGGAACTGAAGGAGCTTGAGGAGAGGATGAGACTGGAACGGGAAGAACGGGCGAGGCAGTTGAGTATGTTCGGGGAGGAAGAGAGTGATTTTATTAAATAACATTTAAACAGTGAAAATTATGGCAAGAACGAAGAAAATGGTGGTAACAGGTGTTACACGGGAACAGGCAGAACAGGCTTTTGCCGAGTTTGCGGCGGCGGATGCGAAGGTGCAGAACATGACGTCGAAGATGGATGTTGAGATGACACGTATCAGGGAAAAGTATGCGGAACAATTGGCAGTGCTCAATGCTGCCAAAGAAAAGAGCTTTGAAGTGCTGCAGGCCTTTGCGGTGGAGAATAGAGACGAATTGTTCTCGAAGAAGAAAAGCGTGGAGAGTGCTCATGGGGTGTTCGGGTTCCGCACCGGGACACCAAAGCTAAAGAACTTGAAGGGGTTCACGTGGGCGGCGGTGACGAATCTGGTGAAAGAGCTGATGCCGGATTATATCCGCACATCGGAGGAACTGGCAAAGGATAAGCTGCTGGCAGACCGGGAATTGCCTAAGGTGGCGGAGTACTTTCCGAGAGTCGGCGTACAGGTGGTGCAGGATGAGACGTTCTATGTGGAACCGAAAAAAGAGGGTGATGCAGTGGAACAGTGACATGAAAGAGATACACCGATGGTACCAATACCGCCCACGCGGACGGTGCTGGGCGGTGTATCTCGAAATCACTTACCGACAGGGAGATGGCTTCCCGCCGAAGATATCGACGCATGGGACAAAGGTCGGGGATTATCTGACGCGGGAAGAGGCACGGCGGGAGGTTTACAGATTGAATGGTTGGACTTATAGAGAAAAGAAAGTATGAGTGAGAAATGGAACGGGGTGCAAATTATGGCACCTCAATTTGGAACGGGAAAAGAGACTGTGGGGTATTTTACCGGATATGCTTGTGGATATTGCAAGGGGAATGGGTATTATCTTGACCCGGATGTTATTAATGAGCGGATGAAGATGCCTTGCCCTAAATGTGGAGGAACCGGACAGGTTAAAGGGGTTGTAACGGTGGAATGGGTGCCGGATGGGGAGGTGAAACCTTTTTTCAGGGAGGCGCAGCCGTGATATACCGTGAGCCGAAAGACCTTATTATGCAGGTGGAAGACAGTTATTTGGGGCAAGTGCAGTACTATTGGACTTATTATGGTAAGCCGTGTGAGCTTACCGAAATCGGTGCCAAGACAATGGGGCTGACTGCCATATTGGTCAGTATGAATAATCCTGATACAGGCTCCTTCGTTTATATCTTGTGCGAACGGCTGAAAGCCCGGATGTATGAGCAAGGGACGAAAAGACCGTTGACGGTGAAGGATGTGTTTTTGTTTTAACCTTTACCAAAACAATAGAATGATGAGTATGGCAAAAGAAGAACTAATAAGACTTATAGACAGCTTCATTAATGAAGCTGGACTATGGTATGAATTTAAGGCATGGATAGAAAATCAGGGATATTCCATGGAAGAACTTGGATTCCCTGATAATGAAGAATAATTCAAAACAAAAAAATGAATAGAATACAGAAATTAGAAGCTGAAATACAGAAGATAAAGAAACAGGAAGCCGATAAAAAAAAGGCAAAATATCAATATCTCGTTGGAAAGTGTATTCACATGGCGCATACTTCTTACGAAAAAATCACAGCGATAGTTAGGGTAAATACTGATGAAATCGGTGATGAAGTAGTATATGATTGCATACATGTATATTTTGACAACAGAGAAGATGTAAGTAATAGTGATTCAAGCATCCAACTTGCATCTTACGCAGGTGAATACGTGGAACGGATTGAGAAAAATATCATAAGTCAAGAAGTTTTTGATAAGGCTATGGATGATTGTTTTGCGCATATTAAAAGAATGTCTATTATTAACGTATAAAAAATCGGCATTACATATTATTCGATAGTAAAGTAATTTGCATTGAACGATTTAACGTATAACAATAATCATAGAAAACTTTAGGGTTCAAGTATAAAACCTGAATCCTAAAGTTTTCTATTTACACAAAATCATGGACAGTACCTTATTCGTCAAGTGGTATAAAGATTTCAGGTAATTCATCTTCTGTAAAACCTATTTCATCATATAATAGAGATGTAAATACAGGTAAAAGTTGCATTACTATTCTTTCCGCTTCTTCCAATTTCGTCCGCATTATCACCTGATTATTTTTGTCTTTATATGAATATAGCAAATGTACAAGGGTATTTCTTTCTGCCCTCATGTCATGCAATTTATCTTTAGTAGCCTCGTTTATCAGTCCTAAATCGAAAGCTTTATTTATAGCGTCATTAAAAGTGAGCCTTTTAGCTTTTTTACGCACTTTGTCGAAGTCCTGTTCCAATTCTTCCTCGGGAACAGGCTTACCTGTCTCTTTCTCCTTTTCAATAGCAGCATCAACATTGCGGCAATTTTCATCCCACAGTTCTTTTGTGGCAATTAAAAACTTGAGCAAATTTTCTGTTAAACTATAAAGTAGAACTGTTTCCTGAAAATACCTGTCTACTACTTTATTATCTAAAGTAGTAGCAACATCTATGCCTGCCTCATTAATTAATTGAACAATATTTTTCATAACATATAAATTTAGAAATCGGATGCAATTTACAGATTTAATATTGTATTTGAAAGAAAAGCAATATTAAATACGTAAAGTTTGTTTTCTAAGCAAATATTATTCTATATTTCGAATGAAATAAGATAAAAGGAAGGAGTTGTATACACCTTCCTTTTATCTTAAAATAGTGACGTTTGTTTGCCATAAACGTTATCGTAATTACAAACCATCCATTCCTCTTGTTTGCGTCTACTCGTCTTAGATGCGGAAATAGTACGTTCTATACGGTGAATAATCCACCCGTTTTTGGTTGCGTATTCTTCAATCATAGGAAAGGGAAACATGGTGAGCATGAATTTTCCTTTTATACTTTCTAATAATTTCAATAAATCGGTCATGTTTTGTTCGTTGAATGTACTTTCATAATGACCGCAATCACTGTTGATGTAGGGCGGGTCTACGAAGTGGAAAGTATCAGGATTATCATAACAGGCAATGACTTCTAAGGCGTTACGATTTTCGATGGTTACATTTTCCAGACGGATGCAAAGCTGCTCGGTAAAATCATCTTTAGCGTTTACCAGCTTTTTGGGCATACTGCCTGAGAAGTCATATCCGAAGGTCTCGTCTATCATTGAGGCGAAACTCATCTTGCAGGATGCCCAGACCGCCCACGCACGTTGCGCTTGCGTGAAGAACTGGGGATAATTCAAGATGTGGGAAGCATGGGCGTGCATGTCCCGGCTGTGCAGGGTTTTATCTATTTCGTTTTTCAATTCCGCATAGTTGACTTTGGCCACCCAATAAAATGTCGTTAAATCCATGTTCAAGTCGTTGATGATTTCGGCACATACCGGACGCTTGGCGAAAAGAACTGCGGCACCTCCGCAGAAGGCTTCGGTATATAGTTTGTGTACCGGAATAAGAGGCAATATGTGCTTTAACATGGTTTGCTTGCCTCCATAATATGAAATTGGTGTTTTCATTATCGTTGTTATTTTTATAATTGTTACTATCTTTGTGGTCTCACCCACATACAGACGCATAGATGCGCCAAATCGCGGCAAGGGCATTTAAGTCCTCGGCTGTGCGGTTTGGCGCATCTATGTGTTAGTATGTGGGTGAGATAACTACTAACAGGTCGGGGACTTTCTTTTTCCCCTAAATTCTACTTCCTTTCTTCTTGCAACCTCCTTTCTGTATTGTTTAAATGGCTGTTCGGGTGTTTTTAATCAATTAAATATATCTTTTCTGGGGGCATGTGGCGTAATTGCTCTTCGATGCTTTCCTTTGTGCCGGGATGCAACCGGACGTCGCCGATGGTGATGCCTGTGACTTGGGTACGACGGCGGGAGATAGTGCAGGTGAAGGTGATGACGTGGTAGTTGAAGTAGTCGGTGGTGACGGGACGCTCGGAGGTGAGGACGAGGGCGGAGGTTTCGGAGGTGGAGAGGGATTCGAGGAGGTCGGAGACGGTTTCGTAGTAGTCGACTTTTTCGAGGCCGCTGAGGAGGGCGGTGAGGTTGTCGGTTTCGGGGGACGGGTCGGTGAGAATGTGGACTTCGAGGGTGAGGGTGCCGAGGCGCATGGTTCCGGCTTTGTCCCATGAGATGGAGTAGTCGATGAATAAGGCGGGGGTGGTGAACTCGAAGTCTTCGGGGGATTCGGGTTGGCCGTTGTAGAGGTCGATGAACTGGGGGGGACAGAGGTTGAGCTGCCGGAAGAGCCGGCGGGTTTCGGGGGAATGGAAAAGGGATTGAATGGAATTATATAACCGTTTCATGACTTTTTTTGTTATTTGATTGTTAATTAGAATATTATTTGTATTTTTGTGCCAGCTACCTCTGCGGGGGCAGCAAGACTTCAGCGGTTATGCGGTGTTTATTCACCGTTTAACCGCTGATTTAGTTTTATACCTCTCATATACCAGTTGACCATCGTTGTCAATGATGAGTATGCCTTTCAGTTTGGTAGAATCGAGTTTCTTATCGGCAGTATTGCAAATGGATTTTATACTTTCACTTCGGTTTTCGGGCAACTTTATGATGGCATAGTCGGCCTGTTGGGCTGCTTTTTCGAGATGCGGGGCAAGGTGCTTGCCGTTGCCTTGCAGACGCTTGAAATCGACAACCCACTCTTCCTGTTTACCAAAGCTGAGGACGGCATCGGCGTTCTTGTCCTTATTGTGGAATTTCCAGTTTTCGGGATAGAATTTCGGCTTCAGGTCGGCATCCTTGTAATGGATGTCGGGCAAGAGGCTGACTTCGGTGATTTCCGGCTTCAGGCGGAGAAGGTCGGAAAGGACTTCGTTGTTTCCCGGCAGTTCATCTAAATTGTGCATGACGTGATGGCGTACAGGAACCTGACGGCCGGACAAGTTGATGTGTCCGTCGAGGTAGCCGTTCTCCGGGGGAAGGTAGGCTATGGCGCGGCGTATCTCGCTGTTGGGGACGTCGGTGTAGTACGGATGTCCTTGGGGGAAGATAAGCCCGGTCTGGCCGGAGTTGGTGCGGAAGAGTTGGGGGATGAAGGGGGCTTTGTAGGAACCTTCGGGGGTTTCTTGTACGTCGTCTTCGGGGACTTGGATGGCTTCGCAACGGCAGTTCCAGCCGTTGGGGGGATAGTAGGTGCGCCAAAAGGGGTCGTCGATGCGCTTGGTGACGCCGTCGAGGGCGCGGTGCTCGTCGCGGACGCTTTCGTCTCCGGCGGTTTGGTAGCGGAGGTACGGGAAGAGGTTCTTTTGCTCCTGGAACTGCTGCCAGCGGGCGGACTGGGTGGCGGTGGCGATGCAGGTGTCGTACTCGGTTTGTAGCCATACCTGATTGAACTTGGCGTTGATGGCGGAGACTTGGTCGCGGAAATCAGGGAAACTGCGGAGGCGACCTTCATCGTCGCGGAGGGCGGAGGTGATGGTGCGGAGTTCCTGATAGTTCTTGGCGGCGGAGAAACTGAAGACGTTCCGGGTGAGACGGGTGAGCATGAGGTGGTCGGGGGTGTTCCAGTCGACGGAAACGAAGTCGTTGCCATAGCCACTGTAGACACCTTCGAGGAGGGTGCGGGCGGTGGAGTTGAGTAAATCGGGGTCACAGTGGACGCCTTTTTGCTGCTGGTAGATGCTGACGCAGAGACGGGAGATTTCGTCGGCAAAGTCGGGAAGCTCATGGCCTTGGGCGAAATAGCTTTGAACAGGGGGATAAAGCAATTGACAATTGACAGTTGACAATTGATAATTTGGGGATTGGGGGGCGGGGCACGTGGACGGAATGGAGGTTCGGTCACGTGCCCCTACTGAAAATTTGCGAGGAAGCCGCCGGGGGTTGCTTGGGCTTTGGGTAGCTGCTGGAACGGTGAAGGATGCTGTATGGGGGTGGGTTCGCCGTCGATGGGGATGTTGAAGGTTTTGCTGATCCACTTGGTGGGGATGGGATAGCCTTTGTCGAGCAAGCGGGTAACGATTTCAAAATAGTCTTTGAGGGAGAGCTGGACGGTGGTGTCGAAGATGAATTCGTCGGTTTCGGGGTTGATGGGGAGACCGCAGGCCTGCATGATGCGGAGGAGCTGGTTGTTGACGGTGAAGGTGATGATGCGGCGGTCGGCGGCGGCTATCTTGCCGTCGAGGTTGCGTTCGTGGACTTCGGACTGGGAACGGGAGCTGCCGTTGTCGGAAATCATGGTGCCGCCCGTGATGGGCTTGCCGATTTCGGTGTTGATGCGGTCTATCTGTTTGTCGTAGACTTGGTAGGCGTCGGAGCCTGCAAAGGGCTTGATGTCGATGGTGGTGCCTTCGGGGAGGACGGCCTGCGCGGCTTCGCCGAGGGCGGTGAGCATGGATTCGATTTTGTCGAGGTCGCCTTGGGAGGTTTTGTTGGTGGTGGCGGTGATGAGGGGCTGGCCGTACTTTTCGGAGAACTCAGCCCATGACTGCTGGGCGTTGCGCTTCCAGATGAGCTGGCCGCAGATGTTGGCCATGAGGCCGAGGTCGGTGGGCTTGCCGACGTGGATGAGGGTGTTCTCGAAGCCTGTGGCATAGGATATGCCTGTGGTGGCATTGACTTCGGGAAGGACGAGGGAGAGCGTGGGAACGACGTTGCGACGCGGGACGAGGGTGAAGGACATGGTGGAGGGGTCGGTGAGTTCGAGAAGGGTGTAACCGTAGTGCGGGGCTTCGAGGGCATCCTCCATGAAGTTGTAGAACCATTCGGTCATGAAGAGCTTGGTCTTCTCTTCGTCGATTTCGCCTGTGCGGCGGTCTTGGATATGGAAAGGGGCGCAAAGTGTTGCGGCCTTGCGGAGTTCTATCTGGGAAATGAAGTGGCCGTCGTCCTTGAGGTTGTCGTAAAGGTCCTGAAGGGCATAGAGACGAGGGGTGTTGACGTCTCCGGCCATTTCGAGGGCTTGGCGCCACTTGCGGATTTCGGCACGGGTGCGGTCTTTGAATTCGCTCACTATTTTAGCCACGATTAAATCGGGCTGTTTTCCGCGTGTTTGCGGGGTTTTATTTTTAGGTTTAGCACTCATACGATTTGTCTATTTTAAATTCGATTTAAACGCGCTTAAACGTGGATAGCGCGGGATTAATACTTGTTGTTGTTGGGTTTGTACAGTGAATAGATGCGGAGGTCTCCGCGGTAGCTGTCGGGAGGAAGCTGCGGGAGGTCGGTGGGCATCTCGCCGGAGCCGACGTTGGTGAGCCAGTCGAGGGCATCGGCGTAGCGTTCCTTGCGGTGCTGGGGGATGGACTTGGGGGCTTTCTTCGCCCAAAGATGATAGAGGGCGATGTCGATGGTTATCATGATGATGTAGTCGTCGCGGAGGTCGGCGACGGCGGAGAAAATGGTGTCGCAATCGTAGCGTCCGCCGATGTATTTGCGTATCTGGGAGATAGCAAAGCGTTCGGCTTTCAGGATGGCGGCACGGTCGTCGGTGGTGTCGAGGAGCTTCAGGATTTCCTGACGCGCCTGTACTTCGTAATCGGTTTCTTGTATAAAATTTGCCATATCAATAGTTGTTTTTGGATTTTGAGCGACGTTCGGCCCGGCTGACTGTGCGGGGCTGGAACTTCTCTACGAATGTGATTTTATTGAGGCGGGCTTGCGCGCCGTGCCAAGCATCGGGGCCGTCGTCGTTGGCCTGCGAGCCGCGCTCGAATGCGAGGAACTGGTCGACAAGGGTGATGAAGTCGGGGTTTTGCTGCATGAGGATGTTGAAGATGACGTTGTGGCGCTCGAAGAACCCGGCGGTGGACTCGACACGGTCGTACTTGTCGGCCTTGCCGCGGCGGTCGGCGGTGACGGGGATGTGGTAGCCACGCTCGTCGCCTTCGGTGTCGAAGTCGTTGACGAACTCGTCCATAGCGAAAAGGCCTTCGATGACGTAGGAGATGTTGAAGCGTTCCAGCTTGAGGTCTTCGTAGAGGTCGTAGAGCCATGCGGCACACTTGGCGCGGGAGCCACGGCGGAGGTAGACGTGGATGATGTGGTACTGGCGCCCTATTTTGCCGACAAGGAGCATGGCTTTGTAGTCTCCGGCGGCTTTGTAGGAAAGGTCGCCGTAGAAACAGAGGCCATCGTACTCCTTGAGGGGGAGCATTTGTCCCCATACGATATCTTCGTGGCGGAAGACGGCACCGTCCTGAATGTGGACGTGCATGAACTCGCGCATGAAGGAACGATACGGGATGTCGGCAAACTTCTTGCGCCAGTAGGCGGCATCGGCTTTCTCGGGCCATTCGGGGGTGAAGTCGTTGAGGTTCTTGACGGCGCAGACTTTGAGAAGATAGTAGTTTGTGGCGTCGCCGTCCTGAAGGGCTTGCTGCTGTTTTTGCAGGAAAAGCTGGTGGAGGCGGTTGGTGATGCTGTTTTTGTGAAAGTTGTTGTTGGCATAGACGAAGCGGTCGGTGGCATCGGGGTCGGTGTCGAAGGTTCCCCAGACGTCTTCGGTGATGAACTCGATGGCTTCGCGCATGAGGCGGTCGTTGTTGACGTGGCGTTTGTTGTCGACGTCGTCGATGACGATGTAGTCCGGACGGTTTTCGTCTTCGCGGGCACCACGGGGGGACTGCATGAAGCCGAGAGCGGTGAACTTGACACCGTCGACGGTGGTGAAATCGCCATCGGCCCAATCGCCGTATTGGAATCGCTGGCCGTAATCGCTGAGGATGCGCTGGTTGTGCTGGAGTTGTGCCTGAAGGGAGGAAAGGAGCTTGCGGGCTTTGGGTTCGGTTTCGCCAATGAGGAGCATGTAGTGGAGGTCGCTCTTTACCAAATAGAGGAAAAGAGGGATGCCCATGTCTATGTGCACGGATTTGGCGGCGGAGCGGTACCACTCGGCAAGGGCGCGAATGTGGCGGTTCTCTATGACTTTGTTAGCCAGCCGCTTGTGGAACCATGCGCAGGGTTTCTTGGCAAAGTTGGGGAAATAGTAGCTGAACCAACGGGTGTAGTCGGCTTCGAGATGGCGCATGCGCTTGACTTTCTCCGCAGGGGTCTCGTTGATGCGGATAGTGGTGGACTTGGCGATGCGCTGGCAATGCTTGTCGTAGTCGTTGAGGAGTTTATCGTATTTAAGAGCCATTTGGATTTACAATTTTACGATTTACAATTTACGATTGAAGTTAGTCCGGCGTCAGGCTTCGAGGCTGACGCGGTATTGGAGAAAGAGTTTGTGCCATTTGGTGAACTGGATGGCGGTGGCGGGTTCCTGCTCGGACATCCAGATGTCGAACTCGCGAAAGACGTCCATGACGGTGCGGACATTGATTTTCTTGTCGAGCTGGTCGATGGCGGACATGATTTTGCTGAGCTGGTCGGCCTTGACGTTGGATTCTTCGCCTTTGGCGAGCTTTTCGGCTTCTTTGAGAAGAAGCTCTTTGATTTTGAGCGGGGTGAGCTGGGATTCGGTCTTGCGGTCATCCCACGACTTCTCGCCCGTGCGGCCTTTTTTCCATCGGCTGACGGTCTGTTCGGTTACTGCTAAATTTTCGGCGATTTCGCGCCCGGTGAGGCCGAGACGTATGTACATGTCTTCGGCTATCTCACGTTTCTTGTCGTTTCCTATCTCTGCCATAGATTACACCTTTTTTAGACAAAGATGAGGGGTAAAAGCCTGAAAAAGAAAGATGTGTTCAAGCCTTAAAGCGGATGGTCCAAGGGGTGTACAGATAGTTGTGAGGGCAAGAAAAGTGGGTTATGTTTGCTGAAAAAACAAGCGACGGATGGCGAAAGGGAAGAAAAAAGGTGAAGTGAAACTGTACGGTGAGATTTATCGGTATGGGGTGAATTCGGCGGCGGAGTTTATTGCGCGTTTTGATGAAGCGAGAAAGGGAGCCGATGAAGTGGACTTGCTGTTGCATACGCAGGGCGGAGACGTGCAGGAAGGGACGCTGATTTATAACTATATCAAGGGGTGCGGGGTTCCGGTGAATGTGATTGTGGCCGGGGTGTCGTGCTCTATGGGTACGGTGATAATGATGGCGGCGGCAAAAGTGTACATGTGCGAAAATTCGTATATGATGGTGCATGCGCCGAAGGGCGGGTGCTACGGCACAGCGGTGGAGATGGAGAAAGCTGCGAAAGGCCTGCGGGGAATGGAGAAGAATTTCAAGAAGATATATGCCGGAAAAACGGGGAAGAGTGAAAAGGAGATTGAAGATTTGCTGGTAGGCGACAACTGGTTTACGGCGCAGGAGGCGATGGATGCGAAACTGATAGACGGCATTGTGGAACCGATAGCCACAGGCATGACGCAGGTATCTGCGGAGGAACTGAAAGTGCAGACACCGAAGGCGTTGTATGGGCGGTTTGCGGCCTGTCTGGAGATAGAAGAAAAGGGAGTTTTGAAAAACAGTAATAACCAAAAAAATGAGAGTGAAATGGACAAAGAAGGTTTGATTCGGAAGTTCGGGCTGACGGGCGTAACGGCACAAAGCACCGACAAAGAGATTGAGGACGCGATACAGGCAAAACTGGATGCGGAGAAAAGACGGGCTGATGACGCGGAGACCGCCATCAGGGATGCGGAGAAAAAGCGCATCACGGACACGGTGAACGCGGCAAAGAAAGCCGGGAAGATTTCGGCAGAACAGGAGGCGACGTTTGTGGCTATCGGTGAAAAGTCGGGAATTGAGGCACTGGAGACGGTGCTGGGCGGAATGAAGGCTGCGCCGTCGCTGGTGGAAATAACAAGAGGCGGAGCGGCCAATATGGCACAAGGTGCGGCACAGGCGAGCTGGGGCTGGGAACAGTGGCAGAAGGAAGACCCGCGAGGGCTGGAAGCGATGGCAAAGAATGAGCCGGAGAAATTTGAGGCGCTGTATAAGGCGGCGTTTAAAGGGTAAATAATTAAAGTTTAAATGAAGAATTTGTGAAGATGAGAAAGAAGATGATTAGAATTGTGATGGCTCTTGTGGGGCTGTTGGTTTGTACGGTGATGGGCGGTTTGCTGGCTTCGTGTATCGGGGTTCCGGCTTGGCTGGGAGCTATCGGAATGGTGGCTATCGGTATAGGAGCCAGTTTTGTGAGACTGCCGAATGGAATGCGTGCCGGGGTGTATGTGGAAGTGTGGACACGGCAGGTGGTGGAGCATTATACGCATGCGCTGGAGGGGACGTTCTTGGAGGGTGTGCCGGACTTCTCGCAGTATGCGGAGAATGATGTGGTGCATCTGAGCGATGTGTCGGGAGACCCGACGGTGCTGGTGGACAATACGACGTATCCGCTGGAGATTGAGGAACTGGAAGACGGGGATGTGTCGATAAAGCTGAGCAAGTTTGAGACGAAACCGACACAGGTGACGGATGACGAACTGTATGCGCTGGCGTATGACAAGATGGGACTGGTGAAGACCAGACACGGGAACCGATTGAGTGAAACGATGCTGGACAAGGCTATTCACGCGTTTGCTCCAACGGAGGACACAGCGGAGACGCCTGTGCTGCTGACTACCGGAACGACGGATGAAGACGGACGCAAGAAGCTGACACGTCTGGATGTGATTGCGTTGCGACGGAAGCTGGATAAGCTGAAGGTTCCGAAGAAGGGGCGCAGGTTGGTGCTTTGCAGTGACCACGTGGCGGACTTGCTGGAGGCAGACCAGAAATTCCAGAACCAGTATCATGATTACTCGACCGGGGTGATTATGAAGATGTACGGGTTTGAGATTTATGAGGCGGTGAATTGTCCACTGTTTGACTGTACTACAAAAAAGAAGAAGAGCTTCGGCTCGGTGGCTACGGCTAATGATTTTGAGGCGTCGGTATTCTTCTATGTGCCGCGCATGTTCAAATGCAAGGGCGGTACGAAGATGTACTACAGCAAGGCGGAGAATGACCCGGTGAACAAGCGGAATCTGGTGAGCTTTACGACGAGGTTCGTGGCGCTTCCGCAGAAGAAAGAGGGCGCGGTAGGCGCTATCGTGTCGGGCAAATGATTTGAGTTTTTAAGTTGAATTGGCGGGTATGGGGGATTTGCCCCCTACCCTAATAAAAAAGAATAATATGGCAAAGAAAGTGACGAAAGTGACAACGGAGGCGCAACGTATCTGCAAAGAGCTGGGCGTGGACAAGCTGTTCTACAACACGAAAGGAGAATACTTCACGAATCTCTCTTATGCGGTGGCAAGCGAAGGGGGCAACAAGAAAAAGGTTTCCACCTATACTTATGATGCCGATGAGGAAGAAAAGACACCGGAAAAGGAGGTGAAAGCGCCTGCGAAAACGGAGAAGAAGGAAGTGAAGGCGGAAAAGGAAGCCGCTACAGCCGGAGCGAAAACTGAAAAGACTGAAGGCAATGAGTAGAGTGAATATAAAGAAAGGGAAAGTCGGGCGGAATGCTGCGGGCGGTTATGAGAAGGTTTCGGCGCTGGTGGGCTACTTCGGTGCCATCGGTAGCGGAGAAACGACACTGGCAGAAGGAAAATATGCACTGCTGACATCGACGAACGACATGACGGCATACGGTATCAGCGAGGCGGCGAATGCGTTGCTGTATCACCATATTACGGAGTACTTCCGCATGGGTGGAAAAGGCGCGCAATTGTATGTGCTGAATGTGGCTAAGGGAGAGGGTGACAAATATGCCAACCTGATTAACGATGAAGCGGTGACGGGGCTGATTGCGGAAAGTGACGGGCAGGTGTTCAATATAGGTTTTTGCTATGTGCCGGACAAAGTGACGCTGGTGGACGGAATACCGGATGAGATGACTACTGCGATAGTGGATGCGCAACTGCTGGCGGACTGGGCACGACAGGGAGGCAGACCGCTGCATGTGGTGCTGGAATGTGCAGGGCTGAACACCGTGACGGCGGCAACGATGGCAAACCTGAGAGACCTGAAGGTGGAAGGCACCGCGCTGGATTGCCCGCAGGTGAGCGTGATGATTGGTCAGGACTGGGGTTTTGCAGAAACGCTGACGGGTATGGAACAGAAGTATGCGGCCGTGGGCAGCATGTTGGGATGTATGGCGGCTCAGCCTGTATCGTACAACATCGGCGAAGTGGCCACGATGATACTGACGGATGCGAACCGGGGGAACTGGGTGAACGCGGGATTGTCGAGCCATGAGCGGGTAAAGGACAAGGAGAAGGAACTGGAGAGCCTGAACGCGAAAGGCTATATTCTGGGGGAATATTACTCCGGTGTGGTATGCCTGAATGATGACCATGTGTGCGCCCGGATTGTGGTGGATAAGGATGGGAACATGAGCGAAAGCACGATTGCGATGAGCCGGACGAACTGCAAGGTTATCAGGGAATTGTATGCGGCTTATCAACAGAAGGTGAAAACGACGGTGCCTGTTGACCCGGTGACAGGGAAACTGACGACGGGGATGGTGAAATACTTCGAGGATATCGGCAACGATATTTTTGCGAACATGGCGGCCAAACAGGAACTGAGCGGCGGAGAGACCGAAGTGGATGGGGACAGCAACCTGATGACCGGGGAACGGACGCTGGAGGTGTTCTTTCGCTGGGTGCCTATGGGGTGTATCGGTTCGATAGAAGGGACGGTGAATATTAAAAGCTCAATTTAAGGAGGCGCAATATGAAGATAAGAAGAGACGGAAAAGCGTATGACGGCGGGGATGCCACGATAACGGCACTGGGACAGGTATGGGAGGAAGTGACGGCCATAGAGTATGGCACGACACAGGAACACCAGAAAAATCATACAATCGGGAGCCGCAGGGCTACGAGCTGGAGTATGGGAAAGATAGACCACACGGGAAGCATCACGATGATGATGAACCAAGCGGTGGCATTGGAAGGTGCCTGCGGAGGGGATTTGCTGAGCATCAAGCCGTTTCCTATCAATGTGACGTTCGTGGACGGGTATAACAAGGTGGTGAATGATACGATTCTGGCTAAGTTCCAAAGTCAGGGACGCGAAGTGAATACGGAGATGGGACTGAACAAGCAATATGAACTATTTGTGCTGGAAGTGGAATACAATAATGTATAAGTAGTGAGTAGTTAAGTAGGAATGATTTAGTAGTAATGTTATAAATTATATAGTTATGGAATTAACAAAGGAGTTTATTGAGAGTAAGAAAGCTGAATTTCCGGGTTGCAAACTGGCAAGGGTGGCATTGAAGGCGGAGGATGAGAAAAGCGTGGCGCTGGAGGTGCTGGTGAAGAGTCCTGACCGGAAGATTATCAGTGAGGCTGAGAAATGGGAGAATACGAATCCGGGAAAGGCGAAAGAGATTTATGTGCGTAACTGCGTGTTGACGGATGTGGACGCTGTGATGGCGGATGACAACCTGTTCTATCAGGCATTCTTTGCAGTGACCGACCTTCTCCCTTTTCAGAAGCCCGAAGTAGAGATGTTGTAGACGGATGCCCGCCCCTGCTGGACACGGCAAACACGGACTATGTGAGGAAGTATAATGCGATGTTGAGCCTGTGGTTTCATATTCCTTTCCCGGAAGACTTGCCGGATGAGGTTTGGGCGGAAAAGGTGAGGCAACTGCAATGGCTGGCGAGAAACGGAATGCTGGGTGTGAAACTGAACGAATAGACGGACATGAGGTATATTGTTGATTTGATAGCGAGGTATCAGAGTGCCTGGGGATTTGTTACGGGTACGCTGGCAGGAGAAGCGGAAGGGCTGGCCAATGCGGGCATCTTTAAAGCGGGCATAGCCTTCAACGAGGCGAAATGGAGAGGCAGAAACAATAATGAGGCGAAGTATGACGCGGTTGTATATGCTCCTACGGACTGGACTTGGGCGGAAATGGTGATGAAGCATGAGGGAAAGGAAATGAATTTTTCGTTCGGCGGTCTGAAAGAGAATACGACAGGGGTGTTTGCTCCGCCTCCTCTTATGAGGTTCAGGAGGACGAAGAATATCACGGTGACAGTGATAGACGGAGGCAATGAGGCGGAGGTGGTGGAGAACTTCGGGGTGAATTCGTGGGAGATAGAACTGAACGGGCTGGTGGTGGATATGGATGAGCATGGATATCCGGGAGAAAAGGTGAAGGCGCTGGCGGAGTTCTTTGAGATAAACGATGTGATAGACGTGGCGTGCCCGTTGCTGCTGGACTTGGGGATAAAGTCTATCTATTTCCAAGAACAGGGTATTGAGCCTGTGGAGGGTTTTCCGGACACGGTGAAGTATTCGCTGACGGCGAAGAGTATTAAACCTGCGGTATTCTCTTTAATTCAATAGGTTATGTTGTATTTGAACTTGTGTTCGCGGCTGACGGTTGAACAGCAACTGGGAGGCAGGAAAGCGGTGCTTGACCGGATATCTTCTGCGGAAATAAACAAAACGGTGGAGACGCTGGGAGACAAGGCTATGGTGGTGATACCACGGCGATACGGGAATGAACAGGGGGAATTGAGGGAGTTTATCTCCGTGGGAGACCGGGTGAAACTGGAGCTGGGATATAATGGAGAGCTGGCTGTGGAATTTGAGGGGTATATCCGGGAGATTGAGAGCGGGTTTCCGATGAAGCTGCATCTGGATGATGAGACGTTCTTCATGCGGCAGAATTCATTCGTGAAGAGCTGGAAGGAGGTGACGCTGAGGGAGGTGCTGGAATATATCGCACCGGGATATGAAATAGAATGCCATGAGGCGAAACTGGGGAAGTTTCAGATAGACAACCAGAGTACGCTGGCGGTGCTGAGGGTGCTGAAGGAACAGTATGGATTCTATTCGGCGATACGGGGGAAACGGCTGGTTTGCAAATTCAAGTATGAGATAGCGGTGGCGAAACAGGTGCATGTGTATGACTTTGAAAAGAACGTGAAGAAGAGCAACCTGAAGTACAAGCGCAAGGAGGACAAGCATATAAGGGTGAAGGCGGTGAGCTACAGCCGGGACGGGAAGAAGATAACGGAGACGGCGGGAAGCAAGGAACGGTTTGCGACGGTGAGAACTTTGAGCTATGCGAATAAGACGGCACCGGAATTGAGGGAGCTGGCACTGGCGGAGTATAAACGGGTGTCTTTTGACGGATTCGACGGGACGGTGACGGGCTTCGGCCTGCCACGGACAAATGCGGGAGATACGCTGAAACTGGTATCGGAACGGGAACCGGAAAGGAACGGGATGTATCTGGTGGAAAGCGTGACTGTGAGGTATGGAAATGCTTTTTTTGAACGGATTAACAGATTGGGGTATAAGGTGGAATGAATGCGGAACAGGCTTTTGAAGAATTGATTGAAACACTGGCGAGACGGGCTGCTGGCGGTGGGATGGGTTGCCGGGTGGACGTGGGAACCGTGAAGGATGTGGATATGCAGGAAGGGACATGCACAGTGGAACGGGACGGGAAGCCGGAACTGCATGAGGTGAGATTGAATGCGGTGATTGATGAAGAGGTAAAGGATTATTTCAGAATAATACCTGCCGTGGGTAGCTATGTGATGGTGCTCCAGATGGGAATGGCGGAGGGCGTGGTGGTGGCGACGTCGAAGATTGAAAGGGTTGAGATTAGGACGGGGGAATGTGACGCTGAATATGTCGGCTACCGGGATTGTGATGAACGGCGGGGAACTTGGAGGGATGATTGATATTGCAAAGCTGACAGGCAAGGTGAATGAACTGGTGGATGCGTTTAACGGGCATACGCATCAGGTGAGTACGACCGGGTCGGCATCGGCTCAAAGCGGGACGGCGGCGGTGATTGCCTCGAAGGCGAAGAAGCTGGATAGAGGGGACTATGAGGATGAGAAGGTGAAACACTAAAGATGAAGGGTTATGGGAAGACGGGGAATTGTGCTGGACAAACGGGGAGAATTGAAAGTGAAAGTGATGAAGGATGCTAACGGCCTGATTGCACAGGGACTGGTGGTGGATGAGAGTGACTATGACCACGTGGCACTGATTGTGGCGTCGAATAAAGGGGATTTCAAGGATTATCCGGTGCTGGGCGTGGGGGAACGATATCTGAAAAGTGTGGGAAGAGCGGCGGAGATGCGGGCGGAGGTACAAACACAGTTGGAGCTGGATGGGTATAAAGCGGATGTGCAGGTTTCGGACACGGGGGAACTGGTGATTGATACTAAGTGAGAGAAGGGAGGTATAAAATGAGAAAGAGAATGAATATACAATTGGGGGTTGCGGTGTTCCTGACGCTGTCGGGGTTGGTGCTTGTGTTCTGCGGGTTCTGGGTGGCTCCAACGGGAGAAATCCACAATTCTGTTCTGGTGGCCTACGGCGAGATTTCAACATTTGCGGGGGCATTGTTCGGAGTGGATTATACTTATCGATTTAAACGGTATTTAAACGCTAATAATAAGGAGGAAAAGAAGGATGAATAAGCCGATTTATATTGTGATACATTGTTCTGCTACACGTGAGGACAGGGATTTCACGGAGGGGCAGATAAACGAGAGCCATGTGGCTCGCGGATTCGGGAAATGGGGCTATCACTACTATATCAGGAAGGATGGCCGGGTGGTAAAGATGCGAGCGGAGAATGAGATGGGGGCGCATGATAATTGTCTTGTGCCGGGAGAGAAATTCAGCTATAACCGTTGCTCTATCGGGATTTGCTATGAGGGCGGGCTGGACAGGAACGGAAAAGCTAAGGACACGCGGACGGAGACACAGAAAAGGGCTATGAGGGAGCTGGTGGCGGATATCTGCAAGCGGTATGAGATTGTGGATGTGCTGGGGCACCGGGACACTTCGCCGGATAAAGACGGAAACGGGATTGTGGAACGGCGGGAATGGTTGAAGGAATGTCCCTGTTTCGAGGTGAAGGATGAGTTTGTGAATTTCCTGCGTCCGGTGATTGTGAAACCTGAAAGATGAGAGGTATGGGAAAAATTGTGTGCGTGGTTTGCCTGATGATGTGCTTTTGTGCATGCGGGACAAAGAAAGTGAGTACGGAACAGACGGATTACAGGAAGATGGTGAGCGAGCTGAAAGAGCTTGCATCGCGGTATGAACGGAGGACGGAAGTGTACAGGGACAGCCTGATGATGGTGCGCGGACTGATGGAAAAGAGTGGCAATGTGGCGGACAGTGTTTCTCATCTGGAGACTTCGTATGCACGGAGTGATGCGGCGATGAGAGGCGGAAAGCTGTATCATTGGATAGAGAATAAGGATAGTATTCCGGGACAGGTGAGGTTTGTGTTTATCAACGTGGAAAAGCATGATACAATTTGGCGGGAACGGACGGATTCGGCTATTGTGGAGAGGAAGGAAGAGACACGGACGGTGGTGGAAAGGAAACGTTTCGGTGAAGCGTTCTTCTATACAAGTGGCTGGGTGGCATGGATTGTGGCTGCGGCTGGTGCGGGGATATGGTTCAGGTATAAGGTGAAGAAGGGAGAAAAATGAAGTACATGATATTGGCTGGCCAGTCATTGGCGGATATTGCTTTGCGGGTGTACGGAAGTGCTGACGGTGCGATTATTCTGGCTGAAGAAAATGGGCTGGAGGTGACGGATGTGCTGGAGCCAGGGAGAATGTTGGAGTATTCGCCGGAGAAGGTGGTGAACAAAGGTATAGTGCAATATTATGCAGCACAGAATGTGAGGCCAGCGACAGCACTTGAGGGAAGAGTATTTGACGATACATTTGATTTATCCTTTAACTGAGGCGTATGGCACGGGAAATACAGGATATAAAGGCGGATTTGAAAGCGGCATTTGTGGATAATGTAACGCTTCAGGAGCTTTACGGACTGGATGAGACAAAAGGCTTTGATGAACAATTCTCGAAAGTGAGCATTGAGGCGAGGCTGATTGATGTGTGGGCAGCGGCGGCGTGGGTGCTGGAGACGTTGTGGAATGCGTTCAAGTCGGAGACGGAGGCGGTGATTGATGCGGCGTATGTGACGTCGCTGTCCTGGTATTATGCGAAGGCACTGGAATTTCAGAAGGGGGATGCGCTGGAGTATAATGAAAAGGCATACAGGTTTGAATATGCGGTGAAGGATGAGACGAAACAAGTGGTGAAGAATGTGGCTGTGCGGCAGGTGACGGATGAGGGGGTGACAAAGCTGAAGATGTACTTCAGTGATGCGGGGAAACAGGCGTTGACCGGGGATGTGCGGACGGCTTTTGAGGCTTACATGAGGCAGGTGGGGGCGGCAGGGACGCATTATCTTTTTGTGAGTGAGGCGCCGGATGAATTGAGGGTGCATCTGCATGTGTATTATGATGCGTTGGTGCTGGACAGTACGGGGACGAGGCTGAATGGTGGAGGTAAGCCTGTGGAGGAAGCTATTGAAGGGTATCTGAACGGGCTGGAGTACGGTGGTGTGATGTATGCGTCGAAGTTGATTGATGTGATACAACAGGCTGAAGGTGTGAAGGACGTGACGCTGGACGGGACTACGTGGAAGGGAGCACTGGAAGACCGGAGGCGGATTGATGCGGAAAGCGGGGCGTTTGTGTATGTGCGGGAAGAGGGTGACATTGTTTATGCGATTGACTGATGGACTGGAGGAAGTGGATTATTGAGCGGTTACCGGAAAGGTTGAGGGTGACGGGGATGATTGCGGTGTGCATGGTGCTGACATTGCCGATAAGGGTGCTGTATGAGGAGTTTGTGGCGTGGCAGAGGAAGATGCGGACGAAGGTGGCGGGGACGCCGCAGGTGTGTATGCTGGAGAAGATTATACGGGACGAATTGGGGCTGGATATACGGATTGAGGAAGGGAATGGAAAGCCGATAGACTTTATCATAAAGACGGATTTTGTGGATATGGATAAGGAAAGGAGGCTTTTTGCGTTGCTGGACAGGTATAAGTTGGCGGGGAAATCTTATGGTTATGAAAATGCGGGGATTGTGATAACGGCACAATGGACGGGGTTTGTATGCGAGCTGGCGGGCATGGAGAGTGAATGGACAGGGTTTGTCTGCGAGCGCAAAGGAAAACGGGATAATCTTGTTACGGCTGATGTGCTGGGGTACGGCTTTGATTTGAAAATTACGGCGCAATATCCGGTGTCGGGACTTCTGCCTATTCATTTTAAGGTTGGCAGTGAAACAACGGAAAGAACGGTACACTATACAAGTACACAGGAAAATCAGGCGGTCACTTTCCCGGTTGATGCCACTGGGGGGAATGCGATTGTGGAGAGTTCTGTCCGGTTGGGAATTACGGAAGATGATGAGTATGTTTATGAATTTAGACTTTTATAGGTATGGCGATAATCAATACAGGAATGCAGAGGGGGACGGAAGTGACTGTAACCAAAAAGATTGGAGGTGTTATGGTGGGCGGTTATCCGAGGGTGTATAAGGTGACGGATGCGTTTGGAAACTATGCGGTGGTGACAGCGGAAGAACTGGCGAAACTGGCAGTTGCGGAATATAAGCTACGGCTGGCAGCGTTTAAGGCGTATGTGGAAGGTATTGAGAATGGGGTGACGGTGAACACGGACGAGGCGTATGTAGAGAACTTGGAAGCGTGCCCGATAGTATAACGGATAAAGGATTGAAAGATGAATGATTTATTAAAACGGGCAAAGGAGATCAGGGATGAAGTGCGGCTTGGCAGCAATACGGCTTCACGTGTTGGAGGATTGCTAGTGGATATCGTCGGACAGATTGGGACAGGTAACGGTGACGCTGTATTTACGGTTCTTGGCGGTATGCCTGAATCGGATTTTGATAATGTGACTGAGCCGGGATATTATACCTATTCTCTCCAAGATGGTACGGGGGAGATTAAGGGAATGCTTGTGGTTTCGGATAATAGTGATATCCGGCAGGTGAGGTATGAGTTTGGCGGCACATATATCCGTTCTCGTACAGATGAGGGTTGGGAAGAATGGAACGATCAGTTTGTATATAAGCTCCGGAAACATATAGATAATAATACTATCTATTGGGATGGTGATAATCAGGTAATAAAAGCTAAAGGTGGTATCACAGAGACGGTTTCCATCAAAGTAACCATTAACCCGGCAAACGTAGGACAGTGCACGATTTCCGCTACAGGAGATACAATAAATGTAGTTGAATCTGATGATAAAAGCAGCTACTACATTACAGCTACTAAAACAGGAACGGTAACTATTACGATTGTCCCCAAAGATGGATATCAGGTGTCAAAACTGAATGTGGATGCTGTTAGTCAAGGGGCTGTTTCAGAATATATATTTGAAAATTTGGCTTCTGACCATACCATGTATGTGTGGATGGAGGAAATGCTGGTACAGACCGACACGGACTTTCTTATTCGTAGTGACAAACCATACGTTTATTATTCGGGACTTGGAGAATGTATTGCCGCAATAAAAGAGGATTATCCGGATAAACTCACAAAGGATATTATGATTTCCTGCGTAAAGAAGGCTACAGAGGTACGCGGGTCACAATGGAACTCAACTTATGGAATCTGGACATCTACCTTAACTGATTGGAATAAAGACAGCCTTTATACCTTAACCATCAACGGAAACGGGCTATATACCATCAATTGCAAGTGGCTCGGTGGATTGCTTTTTGAGAATGTGGACAATGTGTTTATCAAAAGTATTTCCATGCTTAATTATTGCAATTTCTCCGGTGCTGCTTCTCCTGAAGAGTTAGCGGCTGTTATGGTACGTAGCAATGATGATACCGATAAAGTGAAGAATGTTGCTTTGCATAACTGTAAGTTCAATGGCTACTATGCAAATAGCTCCGGTACTCAGGCGCATACTTGGTATTGTTTACGATTTAAGAATGTGGCAAATATCGTTCTTGATTCATGTAAATTAGACAGAGCCGGAGCCGTGGCGGTGTATATGAGCGGGATTGAGTGTGCAGAAATAAGCCGATCACATCTACAGGCTGATTATTATATCAATGCGGCAGGTATAGGTCATTCCAGTATATTAGCTATCACTGGAAATAATGCTTACTTAAAATTAGTAGACAATATTATTGACGGTACCGGACTAATTGAATACGCTTGTTCCATCGGTGGGGTTAATGAATTTTACTTAACAAGAAATACAGTTAAAAACTGTCCGGGACAGCCTTTCTCCATTTCCGGAGATATACAACGTTTCAATATAAAAAGTAATCTGTTCCATTCCAATATTACAGGCGGTCAGTACGCTTATGTCAGAAGAATGTTTGGTTGTTCAAGTATCAAAGAACTCAACGTTGAGAATAACACTGTCTACTTTAATGGTGAGTTTTCAGCATCTCAAGAGTTTTTATCCGGCAATTTTGAAAAACTGGTAAATTACAATAATATATTTATTAATAAATTAGGTAAAGCGTATGTTGTATTCCTTAACAGTGGAGGCGTGAAAGAATATCTTTCAGGTAATAATATCTATGCTTCTACCTTTTGGAATAATAACCCATCGGAAAGATTTACTAACTTTTCTCCTGTAAAAGCGGAAATCAATGGAGACGGCTATTTAGACTTCTCTTTTGAAACAAGGAAGCTGGCAGAATATAAGATTCGTGATTATGAAACAGGTTCAGTCGCATTGAGTAATACAGACAGTATATTGAACATTGATGAAGGTGGTTCTGATTACAAGTTGTTGGGGTCATTAAAAAATACCTATTTGTCTAAAAAGGAATATGCGCCGGAATTTGATATAGATTACTTGCGTGCAGCTGTTAACAATGTATCTCCGGGTGCGTATAACTTATTCGGCGAAGAATGGGACGAAACGACTGATACAAGTGTCGGATATGAAGGGATAAATACAATAGACCAAGATACTATTAATAATAGTGCTGCTTACATTGTACCGACAAATGACATTATTATCATCAAGGTTAATTCCAAGAATAGGAATCTTTTCATCAAATCCCTGTTTACGTCAGATAATGGACACTCGTTCATCCGCTTTGGGCAAATAGTCACAGCATCTTTGCAATGTACGTATAATGAGGAAACAGGTATGTATGTAGAAGATAACAATTACACGTTGAACATTAAAGAAGAAAGTTATGAGTAATCAGGAATATGTAAATAAACTAATCGGTGGGATTGGGCGTGTTAAATTAGCTACGAGGGTTAGCAATGCTTTTCCGTTGTTGGGTGATACTGTGACGTTGGAGGCGGCAACAAAATGGGCTCAGAAGATGTATTTCACCAAAAGGAGCACTTCCGACCCTTCTGTTATGACTGGGGAGACTATTGATAATACATCTCAGAAAACGTCAGTAACTATTCCTGTATCTGGCTCTGGAGATTTAAGGCAGGAAGTGCGGGCGGTCAATTATCGTAATGAAACGGAACTTTTCTCAGCCTCTTTGATACGTTATCTGTATGCTATGCAACCTCAAACATTGCCATATCACGAAGTTCGGGCATCCTCGGAGATAAACCGTACAGACCAAAGTTTCGACTTGTTTATTTGTGGAGATAATGGTTATGACACATCACGTGAGCGTATTGTTCAGGTATATATTCTGAAAGAAAATGGTAGCATTGATAATCCTGATGATGTTGTTTCTGCAAGGACGGCATCTGATTATACAAATGACAATGGCGAGTTGGTATTCTCTCAATATAACATTCAGGCACGGGGCATTTATGACGTGGAAACACGGTATTATGATACGCTTACTCAGAAGACTATCAGTAAGCGTATCAATAAACTGATAACCATTACTCCTCGTTTGGCTGCTAAACCATCGGAAGGACAAGAGCCGATAATGAGCATTGTATCCGTTGGGTATCCCGATGCGAAGATTGATGTTTATGAAACGGGAGTAAACGATTGCTGTATGGTTTTTACTATTCCAGACACGAACTATTATAGGGACATCAATCTTGATAGTCTTCCCTCTGGATACGATGCTTACACTCTTGTGCTGAAAAAATCTGTAGAAAATGGAACTTCTCGTTTAAGAATTGCCTGTACGGAAATTAAGGGAAATCCACAGCAAAGCCCTTCTCCGCAATTCTCTGAGGAGCATCCGTTGGTGGTAACTATTGATCAGGATATGCCTTTGATACTTTATGGGACATCATGGAATACGATGTGTTTTGTTTCCATGTGGCATGTCGTTGTAGATGGAAGAGGATATTACAACCTTTCTAAAGGTTTTAAGTTGGATCGAAATCCAGATCGTAGTATTGCGCAAGCTTCCATTCATGTTCAGGTTCCTGATGGAAGTAAATATTTTGAAATGTTCGAGGTTGAGATAACCGATTGCAGTTTTACAGGTATATCCATAAAAACCGACCCTACAACCGCTAATCCTTGGTACTGGTATGGGAATTTTGAACTGAACAATCTTTGGTTACATCACCTGCATGTTTATGATACTGTCGGCGAAGGCTGTTATCTTGGCTATTTTACTCCCGAAAAATCGACAGTTACTTATACGGGTAAAACTGTTACACTTAAAAACCTCAAAGGCGAGGATGTTACCTACACCAAGGGAAAGGCATATACAAAGAAAGCGCATTATATAACTAATCTCCGCTTCTATCGAAATGAATTTGAACATACTGGCTATGATGGTGTACAGATATCCAATTCAATAGGTGAGGTATGTTATAATCAGTTGTATGATTGCGCTTATAGGGAAGAATCCGCCCAATCGTCAGGAATGCCTATTCAAAGTTTTTCAGGTAAATGCTATAATAATCTTCTGCTTGATAGTCATGGAGCAAGCTTGCAAGTAGGTCCAATTGGTGATATTGAGATTTTTAACAATATAGTGCAGTCGAAATATGGAAATGGAGTTCAGTTCTTGTTCAGTTACGATACGCCTGAACAGAATCAGACAGGTGCAGCGGCCGGCAGTGGAGTCATTAACGATGATTTACAGGTTATATTCCGTAACAATGTAATTTCCACACCTGGATTGACTGCAAACGGACGTAATACTGTTCAGGTGAGAGGTGTACACATGTTTGACAACATTATAGCCAATAATGGACAATTGTTTGCTAATATGACTAAAGATACTCTCGCTGTCTGGGAATCTCAGGCGGTAAATAATGAGGTATTCCTTTATTCTGATTTGTATCAAAAGGCTATTGATTTAAAAATTGCGGACTACATAAGTGGAGACTACCGTATTGCTTTTGACAGTCCTTTGATAAGTGCCGGACTGGGCACTGGATTCACTTTTGATTATAGGGGGTATCTGAATTGGTATAATACAGTATGCCCTATAGGTCCGTTTATGGGTAAATTCAAATCGGATGATATTGATGATGAGTCCGTAGAATTACTTTCCATTTCAATAAATGGTGGAAATTCTTCAACCCAAGAACGCAATGTCAGTGTTCTACTTAATTATACAGGGGCAGCTACCCGTTATCGAATTGGTGAAACGGCAGATTTATCATCGGCTACGTGGCAAAATATACCGGAAGGAAATATGATTGAATATACCCTATCTGATGGATTCGGGCAGAAAACTGTTTACGTGCAAATTAGTAAAGGTCAAACTATAAGTGATACTAAGTCAGCTACCATTGAATATGTAAGCACTCCGTTAACGTTGGAAGCTCTGATTTTAAATGGGGGCAAAATTACTTCAACTTCATTAATCATTCCTGTAACATTTACTTATAGTGGTTCTTTTGCACCAGCTAAATATAGGCTGGGTGAGGTAGCCGACCTTACAGGTGTTACGTGGGTGGATTACTCTGATAGTGTTAATTACACATTCGATACTATCGGTTCAAAAACGGTATATGGACAGTTACAGGATGCAGAAGGATATCTAACTGAAATTAAACATAGTAGTATTACTATCGAAGAACCAAGCGAAAAAATTGTTATCTCAACAGGATGGGTAAGTTCTGAAATTGATAGTACAGGTTCATTATACGATGAAATAAATAAGCTGGTAAAAATCTCTACTCCTGCCGTCAATACTATCAGAAATTTATATACTGTAACAGGAGATTCATTAGGAACATTAACTAAGATAGATAGTGAAGGTGCTTCCTATATGTCAGTGGGCGCCAAGGGCGCCTCTACCGGTGACAATAGCGGTATATACCCTGATGAGATTTTAGAGCACAACATCTGTACAGGGAGTAATTCTGAAAAGTACCGGGAAAATAAAATAGAAGGTCTTTCCGCTGGGACTTATAAAATTAGATTGTTCTGTTCTACCATACATGCGAGTGTAGATGTTTCACGCTCTATCTGGAAAATATCTGTAAATGGTGTAGAGACTGACTTTTTGATACCTACAGATTTTACCCCTAAAGGTAATCTAACTCAATGGTTGGAGCAAACGGTAGAAATAGGAGCAAACGGGTTTAGTATTCTTTGGGGAGTTATTTCCGCAGGGGCCTTTATCAATGTTCCTTTAAATATTATAGAAATAGAGAAATTATAGTTTTATTGCTCTGTCTAACTCGATTTGTATCATTTCGGTTATCTGATTATTAAGATGTTGGGACTGCCCGATAAATTGGCGTTGCACGAAAGAACGTTTAAATTTTCGGGTATGGGATTTAACGCTATGGGCGCAGACGGCTCCGGCCTTGATACGTTTGCCTGAACGGGTATAGGCTTTGCGTTTATGAGAACGGCGGTTGTGAGAACGGACTTCTTCGGTACCTTCGATGGTTAGACCGTCGTTGTTTGGACGAGCGTATGGAACGTCGGTACCTACAATAGCATAGTCTGCACCGACGTGCACTTGGCGGATGCTTCTTTTGAGGCGTCCGCTTTTTATCAGGGTTGAACCTTTGCGCTTCTTGGTTTTAGGCCAAGGGTACTCACGGTCGTCAAGCCAGTTCTTTTTGATGAAGCGTTCTTTTGAGAAGTTGACGGCGAGAACGGCAGCTTTGTAGGGGATGCGCGTGATGGTGCGGTTGATATTGTCGCAAATACGAACGAGGTGTTTAAAATCGGGCTGCATGGTGTTTAAATGGGTTTTAAATGGTGATTAATAAGTGGATTCAATACTGCGGACAACGCGCATGCACATGTCGGTGAACCATTCTTCTATCTGATTGGGTTCCATGTGTTGGAGCGTGGTGTTGGCTGTGTTGATACCGCCTTTGTTGAAGGCTTCGATGTTGACAGTGAGATTGCGGATTTGACGGGCGGAACCGACAACGGTACCGACACTATCACTAACGGGAGGGGTGATGGGATTGTTGGGGTCGGTTTTGTCGGCTTTGGGTTTGACTGTAGTTGCGGTGAGAGAGGCCTTATTTTTATATGCTGTTTTCCAAGTTTTTATAAACTCATCTTTTATACCCGTTAGCTGCGTTAACATACCTGCATAGGTATCACCGGAAGGCAATTTAAGATAGTTGTATGCTGCTTTCCATTCTCCCATAAATGCGAATGTAAGAGCCTTTGATGCTTTATCTGAAAAGCCGCCCGCATTTTTCCAATTTCTTTCTGTTTGTTTTATATCTAAAAGAATCTCGGCAAGATTTGTTTGAAATGCTTCTTCGTTCATAGTTGGAGCATTTTGCAGAAGTCCAGCATATCTGTCGTTTGCATAAGTGAAACCCTTATTCCTGTCACCATTGACACCTAATGTTAAAGTGTTTACAAGGTCAATGGCTGCAAGTTTCAGTTCGGCAATCTTTGCTTTTAATGGAAGTAAAGAGGTTCCTATTTCTATTTCCATTGCATTTAATTTATTGCGTAGGATTTCATTTTTATAGTTAAGGTCATTTTTGGCCAGTTCCATAGTTTTATCCATGTCTAACTTTGTTTCACTAAAGCTATTGAAGGTATTTTGCAATTGGCCGCTTTTGTCTGTTGCGGCCTGTATCATAGCAATAAGGCCTTCGGAACCGGAGAACTGATTTTTGAGGGCCACCACCTTTTTATCTTTGTCAAGACCAGCGAACTTTTTATTCAGTTCAAGCATAAGACCATCAGCCTGTTTAATCTTTCCATTATTATCGTACAGGTTGATGCCTACCTTTTTAAACGCCTTTATAGTGGTGTCTTTAGTCAGGTCATTGAACATGGACTTAGTAAGAGTAGCGGCCTCGTCAACAGATTTTGTTTTGATGGTAAATAAAGCAAGTAGTTTATTAGCTGTATCAAAGGTTTGGTTATTGGATGCTGCGGCACCAGCATAAACGCTCTGTACCTTTGCGAGTTGGTCGAAGGTGGTTACACCTACTTTGACCGTTGCATAGGCGGAGCGATTGTATTCATCCAGTTTATCTGCACTGAAACCAAAGTTTGCCATACCTTTAGCTGTTCCGGCAATGTAATCATTGAAGTTAGCTTGCATTAAGTTGGCGAATTCGCCTTGTTTTTCAACGATTCGTTTGACTTCATCACCGTACTTGCCAGTGGTACTTTGTACATCGAAATATCCTGTAATGGTTTGTGTGGTGCTGAATCCTTTGTTATAAGCTGTATCTAACACCATACGTCTCAAAGTTGATATGTCTCTTTTGGTTTTGTCGAGGTTCAGGTTGGACAGTCCTCGAAATTCAGAATTGAAATCTGCCGCCTTCTGTGTGGTATAATCTATTCCTTTACCTATGGCCAATACGCCAGCGGCAGTGGCAGTAAGAGGGTTTGATATCAACTTCAGAGCACTACCAATCATAGGTACTTCAGCGGCTATTGCCTTACTGTTCTTGGCAAAGTTGAACTTTAATGAGTCCATCTTTGCCTGCATAGTATTGACACTGTTGAAAGTGTCTTTCTTTGCTTGGTTTAGCCCCATGCGAACTTTGTTTTTTAGTTCAAGCATGAGCTGGATTTTAGTTTGTCCGTTCATATCATCAACACATTACATTCCTAATATGGCAAATGTAGAGAATGTTTTTGAAGTTGACAATATAATAAGGGCAACTGGGAAAGGTTGCCCAAAGTGAAATTTATACGATTTGTTTTTTTAGTTTGCAGGATTTGATTTGCCGATTATACTGAACTTATCTGCCCATCATCTGACACAGATTGTGAAGCTCGTGACAGGACAAAGCGTGAGCGACTTCATCTTCGAAATGCTATTCAGCGAAGCCCGTAACTTACTGACACATTCCAAACTCTCCATACAGGAGATTGCCACCACCCTCAACTTCTCCGACCAGTCTTCATTCGGAAAGTTCTTCAAACGGAGGGCCGGTGTATCACCAATTGATTTCAGAAAAGATACAGTGTTCGTTGAAGAAAGATGAATCAACCATAAAAAAGGTCTTTCAATTGACGATTTTTGCGTAAAAATCGTCAATTGAAAGACCTTTTTTACTATATTTGTCACAAAACAAAGTGTGATGAATATTATTAAACGTATCCTTCAGGATAAAATATCAGAACGAATAGAACCCAATAAAGCGGTTCTGCTTTTTGGTGCACGACGCGTTGGAAAGACGGTTCTCATACGTGAGTTGATAAAAGAGTTTAAAGGTCAGTCCATGTTACTTAACGGAGAGGATTACGATACGATTGCCCTATTAAATGAACGGAGTATTTCCAACTACAGGCATTTATTAGAAGGGATAGATTTGCTAGCTATTGATGAAGCACAAAACATCCCGGAAATCGGTTCCAAACTTAAATTAATAGTGGACGAAGTGGAAGGCATCAAAGTCATTGCAAGCGGTTCTTCCTCTTTCGACCTACTCAACAAAGCCGGTGAGCCTTTGGTAGGCAGATCTACCCAATTCCATCTGACTCCATTCTCACAAAAAGAGATTTCACAAATAGAAAATGCTTTGGAAACAAGACAGCACTTAGAATCTAGACTTATCTATGGTTCTTATCCTGAAGTAGTGATGCTAGAAAGCTTCGAGCGGAAAACTGATTATCTACGAGATATTGTAGGAGCTTATCTATTGAAAGACATTTTAGCAATCGACGGCTTGAAAAATTCCAGTAAGATGAAGGAACTACTGCGTCTAATTGCATTCCAAATGGGCAGTGAAGTATCTTATGACGAATTAGGTAAGCAATTGGGAATGAGCAAAAATACTGTTGAAAAATATCTTGACTTATTATCCAAAGTATTCGTGGTGTATCGTTTGGGAGCCTATTCACGCAATCTCCGTAAAGAGGTAGTGAAAGCCGGAAAATGGTACTTTTACGATAACGGTATTCGCAATGCAATCATCGGAAATTTCACCCCTCTATCTGTACGCCAAGATGTGGGCGCACTATGGGAAAACTATTTAATCAGCGAACGAATGAAGCAATCTTATAATCGTAACCGAGCCAAAGAATTCTATTTCTGGCGAACATACGACAATCAAGAAATTGATCTAATAGAAGAATCACCCGAAGGTTTATCCGCTTTTGAATTCAAGTGGGGAGACAAAAAACCGAATGTCCCTACCAGTTTCGCAACAGCTTATCCGGAAGCGTCTTTCAAAGTAATAAACAAAGAGAACTATCAGGAATTTGTGTTATAA